GGCCCAGAAATAGCCGTTATCCATTGCGTCCTGCTTATTGGCTATCTGATCGATATATTTATTCCATACCTCGAATTCGTCTATATAATATTTCGAATCATTATTAATCGCCATTTCAATGTTCAAATACCTCATGCCTACGGAATGGTTTTTAACGCGGCCGAGCTTATATTCATTGAACATAAATGGATTGCGGGTTGCAGTTACATTGCTATTAAAAATGAGCGCCTCGCTGTATCCCGGAACATCGATGCCTAAATCGGTCCATAGCATGTTTTTTGTCATGGCCTGCACTTCGTCTGAGATAATGCCGGCGAAGGTTAGCTGATGCTCTTGTAATAAATACAGGCTTTTATTTTCCTGTAAAGACTTTTTCCAGAGCCCGGGAATATGAACGTCCGAATGAGAATCAAACCAATTGGTAGTATTGATAACGGATGAAACCTTTAGAGTGCTTACATCTTCAGGAACCGGATTGTTAGATTTAGTGATCTCTCCTTTTGAATTAATAAATAATCCAGATACATGCGTAGCATCAGCGTATTTAAACACCTGCTTTTTTTGAGCGGTGAGGATTGATTTATTTTCTTTCAGGAATTTAAAAAGCTCCTGGCCTTTTAATTCATCCGGTATTCCCAATTTCATTTTTTTATGATTTGATTGTTAGCAACGATCTTTTTTTTGTCTTCTTTAATCTCTTCGATTATCGCCTTATCAAGTTTTTTAGTTCCCATTTTGATTATTATTTTGTGTGCTTTGTGCAGCACTTGTTTTCGGGGATGACGGCCCAAATTGTTTTCCTGCCTTTATCCAATCATCATAATATTTATCACCGTCAGGAATCGGGTCCATTTCCGTGGCAATAAGCCATTGGTTAGCTGTGATGATATTATTCAACCACTGGATTTGCAGCCCTGCATTCATCAGCCCTAAAGCTCTGCCTGCCGCTATTTTATCATCCTGAATTACGGTGATGTGACTAAAATCCTTTTCTATATTGCAGTTGTATTTTTCAGCATTAAAAGCCTCGTTTAATTGCTCAAACACCATCTCTGCAAACGGGATAATAAAATCCTGGTAAAGGATTCTTTGGAATTGCGCCGTTTCTGTTCCGTTCATCGAACTGCTCTTCGTGTTGGCCAGCAGCTTGAATGGATAGTTGAGCGCATCGCAAATAACCATAGTATCGTCTTCGCCCCATTCAGTAAGCATCAGATCACGATAGGGGACACCCATCTGTTGCCATTTTAATGAACTGTTGGAAATGATGAATTTCCATTGGCCTCCCTTTATCCCGTACCTCATAAAGTCATTCTGCAGATTCTCTTTGTCAAGCGGATCAACGGGCATGTTTCCTAATGGGTCCTTTTCCGGCGTTAATATGCCAAGGGCGCCACGGTAATTGATCAGCATCCCTTTAGAATTGTAGATTCCTATAAGGTTTGAAATATTTTGCTGAACGGGTTTTATTGGGCTGTTCGGTAAAAAAAGAGTCTCAAACCCCGGTGTTATGTCGCGAAGGATTATTACGTCATCGGGGTTGAGATTACTTACTTCATTACCATATTTTACTTTTATGGAACTAATAAAGCCGCGCTTTAAATTGTAAAATGTTTGCTTGGCAAAATTGAATTCGCACATATAAGGCGGGATGATCCATAACGAGGTCGCATCTTCATTAGGGAATCCACTTGGCTTAATCGGGAGTATTACGCAATAGCCAAATAAACGCAAATAAATTGCCGCCTGAGCTTCAAACTGTTTCCCGTTTTGCAAAGCGTTGGGCTTGGTAAGAAGTGTTTTAATTTTCGTAGCGTAATCAGAAGTAGATTCCTTGCCTTTTGATTTGCCGCTGGTATTCATTACGTAGGTTCTGCCATTCGTAAAGGCATATGCCTGTTTATTCACGATGGAATAAACGGCTGGGCAAAATTCATAGGCTTTCACAATGTCATTCAATCCGTTGTAGGAGAAATGAACATCCGGGCCGCCAGTATTGTCAAAGAGCCAACCATTATCACCAAACGCGCTGCCTCCGCTGCGATAATTATTTGAAGAAAGGGCTTCTGCATTCATGAAATCGCCAAAGCCAAAAAAGGATTTAGCAACTGTGCCGCTCGCTTTAGTAATTTTGTTTATCAGGTTTACTTTCTCCATTCGGCATAAAAATAATTTTAGCTATAATGGATTCTTGTTTTTGGGGGTGGGTGGAATTAAAAAAGCCCGGATAAAAATCCAGGGCTGAACGATTGCTTGTTACGAAAAACTATTTTGCTAAAAATTTATTTCAAGTTCAATGCCGTATAAGTCAGAATATAGATTTTGCAATTGGTGAAGATATTTAAAAGACTTCCCTTCTGTTGATTCACCACAGAATAAAGCATAGCCACGCTCTTCAATTGATAACATCATATTCCCATCATAGAAACTGCCACTACCTTTAGTAAAACCGCATTTCTCCAATATTTCAGGCGTTAAAGGAATAGGATTTATATTTTCATACATGTTTTGACCATTTAAAGGATGTTCGTGGTAAAATTTGTATGAATCAATAGTCCAGGTATTTGGTTCCCCACAAATATCAAGATAACAATTCCCTATTCTTAATTCATTTGGTTTTATCATTTGTATTACTTTTAAGCAGTGTTTATTAAACTATTTTAATAAACGACCGATACGTCAATCTTGCAGCCTTTTTCAATCATGCCTTCTATTTTATTATACCCATACGGAATAACTGCGTTTATATATCCGTGATTATTTTCAATCGAAAAAGAAACTTTCTCGACAGTAAATTCAATCGATTCTTTTCTTCGTTGTTCATTAAATAATGATCGGATCATATTTACGGCGTCATGCTTTGATAATTCGTGCTTTGATAAGGCATCTACAATTGATTCAATTTTGTTCATATACTTTGCATATTTGGTAATGATTTCACCTTCTTCACATAGGCCATGCAGCCATTAAAGCCGCTTTTTCTCCATGCTTTTTTGAGTGCACGATAATGATTGATGGCAATTTGTACCGGGTATTTATAAAGATACTTCCCATCTGGCAGCTTTTCTGCATCCACATAACCCCACTCTTCCAGTTCTTCCTGGGTATAGAGGTGCTTTTCGTGTGTATTCTGAATTACCATAGGCATTGCGGCGGCTATGTCGCGAAGGTCTTTTAATGTCTTGGCGGGTAGTGGGTTCATTTATTAAAAGGGTTTTCTGTAAATAAAATTACGGGCGGCATACCTTCGCCTACAATACTTAGATAGATTGCTTCGCCATTATTTATTGCTTCAATATCTTCTTTATTTGGTTGCCATTTTGAAATAATACAAGGTACGCCATCTGGATATTTACCTTTAAAAACGCGAAGGGAATCGCATTGTTCATCGGTCATTGATTGAGGCTTTGTGAAGGTAAAGTTTGCTTCTTTGAAATCTTTTGGTAGCATAATTTATTTTTTAAAAGTTTTCCAAATAATCATTCTATTAATAAACACCCATATCATTCTGAATAGTCTGAATGGCCATATAATGCAGTCCAGTAAGAATCTTAGAATGATCATTACCATCGGCGCTTTATATCCAATTGATTTTTTCGCAGCCTCAATGCTATCTAAAGTAAAATTTAAGGCAAAGAAAATGGTTACGATTATATAAGCTGTTATCATTAAACTCTTTTTATTATTCCTAAATATTGAAGATACATCGCTATATACCTGGCAGGATCCATATGATGGTTATCACAATCTTCCGGCTCCTCTAAAACAACCCCATATCGATCAACCTCCCTGCTATAATTCTCCTGCTCGTATTTCAAGTTCTTGCTCGTATGAGTATAGTATACTTTTAAGTTGTTTAATAAATCTATGCCATCAATTATTGATCCTGCAGGCTTCATGGCTGGTATTGCCGGCCAACCCGCGCGCCTCAATGCTGCGATTTTTAAAAGTCTATTATAATCACAAATCACAGGGCTCTTTTTATTCACGCCGAGTTTATTAAATACAAATGTCACAATACCTTCGTCCTGTGCATTAATTTGCTGTAGCTCAACCGGTGTTAATTTTTCTCTTATCTGGTTCTCACTTAAATAATTTAATTCATGCAGATAAAGAGCGCCATCATAATATTTAGCTTCCAAAATTCCCCATGGATCCACCGTGCCCCAATCCACGCCGATGTATGTTTTCTGATCTAGCGCTTTATATGAATGCTCTGGTATTTCTGTCCACCTGTAGATCCTGTTTGGTTTTTCCGCTTTTAACCCGAGCCCGTAAACCATCCAATTGAATTCATTTGCACTATTCTTTAACTCATTCTCTCTGCACCGGCTTAATTCTTTGATTTGTTTTTCAGTTAAACATAGAATATTGGATTCGACATTATACTCTCTTGCCTCTTGCTCATTCAGTAATTTACTTTCGACAACTTCACTTAATTTGATTGGCTGATAACTTAATATTTTTATTCTCTGTTCATCCGGGCAAAAAGGATTGTCTCTAAATGTTGAATGAATTACTAAAGTGCGTTTATCTTTTTTTATATCCTCAATCCAATGAGCTTTTTTAGGATTCCAATCGATAAAAATAAAGTCAGATGTTCTTTGATCGATTTGGTTAAAAGTATCTTTACTAATTTTATACGGCTCATTAAGCCAGGCTACATCCTGAGTGAGTCCGTGAACAGTTTCATCATCGTCCGTACCGTGTATCTCGAATGTTGAACCTGTACTGTAAGTAAAAATGCTTTCTGTTTTGTTGAATTCCTGCCCAACTTTATACCTTCCCGTTTTTTTTAAATGCTTCAGCGTATCATTAAGTACCGTTCTTTTGCAATCCGTTTTTGTGTCGCGCCATACGGTCATCCGTTTATTTTCATTGGCCCTGGCATATAAATCATAGCAGTCAATCAGGCTAATGGTCTTTGAGCTTCGGCTGCTCCCTTCATTTACGATATACTTATATTTCCTTTGATGAATTCCGCTATCGTTTAAAACAGGTTTGCCACTTTCATCATAAGCCATCTCATTTATCCCCTCCCAATTCCTCTGAAAGATAACGGTAGCTTTCATTCAATAGGTTTTACAATTTCCACCTTAAGTACCCTGGAGATATCGTTACCGTCTTTATCTGTTTGTGCTATTTTTTCCGGTAAATTATAACCCAATACTTTGCATAGGCTATCCAGGGCTCCTTTCTTTTCCGCAATTTTTATTTTTCGCATGGTGCCAAGTACTATTTGCGTATCGGGAACCTTTTCGTCATAGCTTTCTATTCCGGAAATCGCGGCTGCACTTTCATCGTCTATGTCTTTAATAGACATCAACCCTCCATCGACTGTGAATATTTTACGGATATCGAAGAAGGCAAGCTTTGCGTATTCTTCCAAAATGCGTTCCCGGCTCAAATTAAGCCTGCTGGCCGATTCTCTTATGGCAACCTCATTCTCTATAGCCATTATCCTTTCGGCCTCCTTTTGCCTTTCTTCCACAACAGGACGGGCGGCTTTCATCCATTTCTCAACGGCAGATCTGGAAATTCCGTAAGATTCTGTAAGACTGCGGACAATTTCATTTGTTTTTTGTCCGGTATACATAAAATCTGCGCACAATTCCACACCTTTTTGTTTCGATATTTTATTTTTCTTACTTTTCATTACGGTTTACGTAAAAAATCTTTAACGTCCATACATTATTGTTTCAATTTTATCCATTTGTCAATTCTTTATAAATCAACCGCCGTTCCTTATTCACATCGATATCATCTTTCATATTCGTGTACGCGTTAAATACTGTTTTGTGGTCCCGGTCGAAATATTTGCCAATGTCGCGGAATGTTAGGCTCAGGTCCCGGTGGCATACGACCCAGATAAGTGCCCTGGCTACACAAAATTCTTCTTTTAAACTTCTGCCTTTTAATTCAGATACCGGTACTTTTAGCTTTTCGCTTGCTTTTATAACTAAATTCTCAACGATCTGAATCTGGCAGCTATTCATGAATTCAAATTTCAAACATTTGGGGGTAATAAAGAAATGCTTTACTAATAATATTAGTGTTTTCATAATAATAATTTTAGCTTTCTACAGCTACTTTTGAAAGGAATAAATACAGATCATCAATTTGCAGCACTTCGCAAATTTTTGTGAGATAATAAAAGTTGGGTGTACCGCGGCCCTCCTCCCATTTTGCGTATCTTTTTTCGGATATGCATAATGCAGCGGCCATTTCTTTCTGCGTTAACCTTGTGGCTTTCCTTTCCCGCTTCAGATTGCCGGCGAAGGTTTTGTTTTCGATATTCATGGATATTGGTTTTAGCAGGTATTGGCAAAAGGCTCAATTAATAGTCTGCTTTGTATTCTCCTCAAAATGAAGGAAGATTGGACTGGTACTCCGTTATGGCTTTTTTTTATTTCTGAGAGTTGTTAAAAGCCAAATCGGCCATCTTATTTACCGCATTCACAGTTTCTTTTGTTGGAGGTGAATCAAATGTTGCAAGGCCACCTTTTACAGGTAAATGAAAATGATCCGGAAGATCATAATTCCAAATTGACAGGGCCCCTTTAGCCGGTATTGGATTTGCAAATTCAACCGCATCGGAAAGAAG